AATGACAATTATCATCTGCTATTTTATAAATAGGTAAATTACATATATCTTTTGTTTTCATCAAAGGATAATGCCTGTCTGCACCTCTTTTAATCTTCCCCCCCCCTGCTTCATTCCAAGGTGGATCTGCATATATAGTTTTATATTTCATTCTGCGAAATACCCCCTTAATAAATAAAAAGCCTCTTTCCATAGGTTAAGGCTATGTTTGTGTTCAAATTGAAAAGAACCTATATTATGTCTTTCTGTGTGGTGTTTACGGCACAATGGTATACAAGTAAAGTCTTTAATAGATTGTTTTTTTCTATCGCCACCCATTCCTATAGTATCTTGGTGATCTGCATCTACTGGGCTACCACCACAAACTAAACAATGTTTAGACTTTATATATTTAATATAATCTTTGGTGTTTATAGGCACATCATTAACCAAGCAATAACTATACATAGGTATTTTATAAGCCACCACCAAAATAAGAAGCCAAATATAATCATACCTAAATAAATAAGGAAATTAACCCAATTAACCTTCATTTTTAAACCTCTCTTTCATAGCAAAATACTTTTCTATTGTTTCTATTATAATCCCTGCTATAAGGAATACACCAATAGTAGCTAATAATGTTGAAAATATAATTTCCATATTAAACCACCTTTACATATAATGGATTATAAGGCGATGAACCAAGACTACCACCAAATCCAGTTAAAACTAATAATGCTATTATAATTAACATACCTATTATAAGGCTCTTAACATCTATATTCATTTATTCTCCTTTTAATCTATCCAACCATTGTTCAGTTATAGTAGGTTGAATTGTTTCTTCGTGTTTAACGGCTTCATCTTTAGTTAAGAATCTCTTGCCGTCACTTGTTATCCAAATCTGTGCTAATTCATGCGAAATCATTTATTCTCCAATTTTAAGAGATAGTGTGCCGAAAGGGTTGCACTAAAGGTAGGGAGAATGAATAAAAAACCTACCACCTATCTCTTTATAAATTCATCTTTTGGCTTGTCAGTAAAATATAATTCAAATTCTATTTCAAAATCTGCAAACCTTCTAATTTGTCCATTTTTTTTAAGTTGTCTTCCTCTTGCTATGTAAAAATTATAATCATCTCTTTTTTCATATTTTATATCTTCAACTAAATAAGGAAAATCATTATCTTGGTTGTGCTGACATATCATTATTTTATCATTAATATTTGGTATATCATCAAGAGAATAGTTCCATATTTTATCATATACTTTCATTTTTTATACTTAATCTTAAATGCTTTTATTTCAGAAAGTCTACAATAAATAACAGAACCATCTTTTAATGAAAATGCAAAACCTTCCCCTAAATCTGTTTGTTCGTAGTATTTTTCGTTATCACTATCATAATAACCTATTTCTAAAGCATCATTCATACAATAAGTTTGACTTTTTACTTTATACCAATTATTATCTGATAATAAAACTTCTGTTATACTTTTATCATCTGTTTGTGTGTCTATAAATAATGTCATTTTTTCTCCTTTAAATTAACTAACCAGTCATTCAATTCTTGTATTACATAAATCTTTCCTCTATCCTCTTTAATTACTTGTATATCTACTTCTTCAGAGGGTTTGATCCATTTCGGCAAAGCCTTGCGAACCTTTGCTTGAACCTTAATATCATCATCAATAAGTATATCTACTTCCTCATGACAACCTAATGCTCTGCCGTTGCTCCCCCAAGCACGAACTGCTTTTACCTCGTGCAATTCAACGGCATCTACTATTTCTCTTTCAAATCTATTACCTTTGGCCTTGCTTTTGTTCATTAATCTTCCTTTCTAAAATGTCTATCTGCATAAATTGATTGTAATAACCACCAAGTTTTTCCGTTATTTGTATGCTTCATTATAATATCATGAGCTTTATCTCTTTTCTTTTTATTATAATATTTCTGACATTCTTTGCAGTAAGTTGTGTTAGTCCAACCTCCGTCTGCCCATTGTCCTTTATTTTTAGGCATTTTACATCGTGGACATTTCCTTTTCATATTGCTCCTTTTAAAGTGAAAGGGTAGGCATCTCTTAAGGAGGGAGATACTTGAGTGTGCGAAACTCGGATGCTATACTGCCTACCCTATAAGTTATTAATTTGATCTAAAGTTTTTTCAGCTATATCTTTTGCAATAGATGTTTCGGCAGATTCTTCTATAATCGCCTCTAATCCTTGTATAGCTAACTTTAGTTTTTCAGAATCAATATATAATTCCATATTATCCTCTTTTTGTTAAAATCTTTGAGTTGCAACATTTAGTTTCTTCTAAGTGGATAGTCTTAATCCCTCCGAAATAAGTATCTCCACATTTTGAACAATAACCAAATCTTGATGCTCCACGAGTGTCCATTTTATAATTCTCGTAACCTTTATCATCAGATATAACCTCATCTTCCCAAGTTGCTCTTTTGAGGTATCTGATTGGGTCAAGCCTATATACCTTATCCCTATCTTTAATATAATTCTTTGTATGGTTCATAATCTTTATTATTAAATCTTTTGTTATATGTTTCTTCCAATATTGTAAACTTTGTCTTTTAGTCGTTTTTTTTCCGTATAAATCCCACCATTTATCAAAATCTTTATCAGAAGAAAGAGGTAAAGCAGTTGCCTTAGTTCCTTTTATCAATGTGCTTATTACTGACTTGTGTACTTTAACCCACCTAACTTTACCCTTTTCTCTGATTGCTATTTCAATCATACTAAATTCTACCCTTGCCTAATACGAAACTATTGTAAACAATGTTTGTTGAATTATATAGGTTATCAAGGGTAATCTCCATTAGAATCGTAATGCTTTAACAGGAGTTATTGTTTTACGAGTTATAGTGCATTTGCGAGTGGGACCTTCAACAACTTGGTTTGCTCGTTTTAAGTCGTTAACCCTCCCACTAACACTATTGATTTGCATATTAGTTCTATCACAAATCTCTTGCAAACTCATAGGTTTCTTATTTTTCCTTAAAGCATCTAAAATGATTTCTTTTTGAGTAGGTTGCTTACCACTTGATTTTAAGTCATTATAAGCAATTATTGATGTAGTTCTTACCATTCTTTAACCCCTTTTCTTAAAACGGCAAATCGTTATCCGTTTTGGTTTGTTTTTGTTCTTCATTTAGTTTAAGGCTTATGTATTTTTTACCACTTTTAGCAGTATTAGTCCAAGCCGATATATAATACTTCTCGCCTTTTATAAGTACATTGCCTGTGAGATTAGGGTGTTTATCTGAGGCTCTATCTTCCACCATAAATAATACACCTGTCATATCTTTATTTTCCATCTATTAACTCCTTTGCTTTTCTTAAAGTTTCTTCAACTTCTGTTATAGTATAGTATGTCTTGTGAAAATGTATTGTTAAATCATCTCTATCAAAACTTACTGCTTTTTCTTTTCTGTGTAATATTATTTCTTCTTTCATTCATTCTCCTTTTGTTTATCTTTCATAGCATCTTGAAATCTCTCGTTCTCGTCATATACGCTAAACTCTATCATTATACCATACTCTTTATAAATGTCCATAACTTTATCTGCAAAATCTTTACATTCTGCTTGAATTTCTGATATTAATAACTTGTTCATTCCTATCTCCATTCTCTTAATTTATAATCCCATTTAGGTTCTGGTTTAGGTTTAGTAGGTTTAGGTTGATTTTTCTTTTGATCTATATACTCTTGTGCTTGGCTCATCGCCCATAATGATTCGCCTATATGATAACATTGTTCACAAGTATCTTCGTCTTTATTACATACTGCTCTATGTTCTTCTATCCATTTCATTAGATTTTCCCTTTCATTTGATTATCTAAGTCTTGATTTATAGCTTCGGCTTGTTCATTCTCAAATTCTTCTATCCTTTGTTTCATCATATTAAGGACTTTTTGGTAGTGAGATTTAGATGTAGATTTTCGCAGTTCATCTTTAACTGCTTTCTTTTTTCCTGCAAAACATTCGTGTTCTATTAGTTTAGCAAATTCAGAAGTTTGTTCTTCGGTATAAAACTCCTCTTGTGGTAATCCCTCGCCTTTATAAATATAAAAACCTAAACCAAATCCAGTAGCTATACACTTTGTTAAACATCTCATTTTTGTATTAGCTATATCAACACAACTTGGATTTTTAATTGGACGATTACTAAAATCAGTAACTGCTAACCACATTTTTTTAGTATTTTCGCCAATATTAACTACACATTCAACAGAACAAGAGCCGTCAGGTGCAACAATATAATCTTTTACCATACCATTACTATCAGTATAATGTAAAAAGTCATAAGTAACATTAGGATAGTGTTCCATTATAGTAGATATAGCAAAGTTCCAACCTAAATAAGTAAATTGCCCTTTTTTTTCTGTGTGTTTATTAACATCTATTGCAGATAATTTATTCCATATTTCTTTCATTTTCATTCTTTTATTCTCCTATATATAATAATAGTTTATTCTTTTAACCTCACAATCAGGATACATCTGTTTAATTGACACTCCCAATAGTTTGGCGAGTGCCTTCAATCTGGCTTGTGATGGTTTGCGTTTATTGTTTATAATAAGAGATAATACACTCTCATTTATACCAAGTTCTTTACAGATATAGATCTGTTTTATTCCCTTGTCTTTTATAATTTGTTTTATATTGTTCATTTATAATCTCCGTTTATAATTCTTTGCGTAATTTATAATAAATATTTTAATTTCCAAAACATTTATTTATTTATTTATAATTATAAGAAATAGTTTGTTTATAATTATAATGTTTATTATTTTATCATTCATATTATTATAATAGGTTTGGATGAAATTGCTTTTGGCTATTATAATTTATAACGAACTACCAAAAGGAATCACAAAGTTCAGGGTGAGGACTAATTATAATACACCTGTGATGAAAAAAATATTATAAGCTAAATAATCCCACAATGTGAGGTTTATAATGGTAGTCATTCCTAGATCAAAAGTCTAGGAATAAGGACTACTATACCCAAATATAAGGTTTATAATATTAGTTATTAACATTCTTTAAATATTTAGAAACTACACTCTTAGATTTTTTAATTTCTTCTTCAAAATGTATAATTAACCCAAGAAAACTATCTAATATCTCTTTTTTTCTTTCATTCTCATAATCAAGAATATTATTTAAATCACTCCAAACATCTTTAAAATCAGTAGCAACATCTTGGAAACCACTAATTTCTTGTATTATTTTATCTTTTTTCATTTTTTGCCTTTCTGTTAGTTATTAATATAATCTTCATAAATAGCAAAATCATCTTCATCTTCTAACATATTACCATCTGCTTTTCTTTCTTCATTATGTTCTTTTAACCATTTTTTAAAATCAGTAGTAATACCTTCAAATTGCATTTCATTATTATAATTATAAAATATTGCATATACTTTTATCTTCATTTTATTATTCCTTTTTAGTTAGTTTGTAAATCGGTCCATTCAACCCATTTACAATTATTTAATCTATTTAACCATTTATAAGCAATTTTTTTGTTGTTCGTGCTTATAATTCTATGATATTGTTTATCATATCCTAAATATAATGGATATGATTTACCAAAATGTATTTTATATTTCATTTTTTGCCGTTCCTTTCTTAGTTAGTTATAAAGTTTATTGTTAGTCTTAATATAAATATCGCCCAGAATATAATGGATCCAGTTATAACAATCATAATAGTATGTATTATTATATTATAGTATAATCTCAATATATTAGCTGTTTTCATTTTTAGCCTTTCATTTTATTATAGTTAATTATAAACTCTTTAAAATTTGATGTGTATTTATTATTATCAAATTCCAGCAATAAATTATAAACTTGTTTTATAGTATTATTATCAAAGTATTTTAATATCTTGATTAAGTTATTCATTTTTTTTAATCTCCTATTTTTTTAGTGCTTTTTTTATAGTATCAAATATAATTTTATCTATATCTTTTATTGTTTTTTTAGATAAAGGCTTTAATTTATGTAATTTAGTTTTATTATTCATTTTTGCCGATCCTCTCTATTTTATTAGTAATATTATAATATAAGGTATTGATAATATTATAATTTGTAATATGTTTAATATTAATTTATTCATTTTATTTAACCTCCATACTTATTTGTGATTTGTATAGTGTTTTAGGATTTGTTTCACAGGTATTACAATAATAATATTCATCTTCTGTTACTACTTTTCCAGAATTGGCGTCAATCCACCCTTGCACTTCTACGTCTCTTGATGAACATTCTGAACAGATCCAATATGATTTATTGTTATTCATTTTCATTTTATTTACCTTTCTTTTATAATATTTAATAATGTATATAATGTATCTTTATATTGATATTTAATTTGAAATTCTTTTAGTTTTTGTCTAAACATTTCTCTAAAAGGCTCACACTTAGGTATAAGATAACCACCTAATAATGAAGTAAAATTTCTGCCTTTGTAACTTGCTTTATCTTGCAAATTTAATATTTCTTCTTTTTCTGTTAAATAATCTATATAATGAGATATTTCAGGTTTTTTTATTTCTGTTTTCATTTTGATCGCTTCCTCTCTTTTATAATTATTGGGTTTATTTTAGTTTTCTGCCGTTTATTGATCTTAGTGAATAGGTAGATAATCTTTTTATTATTCATTATTTATGCCTTTCTTTTAAATATATCTATTAATTATAAAGTTATTATATTTAGATTTTATTTTACTTATTTTATCATTTAATAAAGATTTTTTTTCATTTATTTTATTAATCTTATTAATTGCATTTACAACATTATTATAATTATGATATTGCAATTTATTAAAAGGAAATAATTTTATATTTTCTCTATCATATGAACAAATAAACTCTCCTTTTTTCCAATATTGTTTAGGCATAAATAAAGCAATATCTTTTTTAATATATGTATGTGAAGAAAATTTTTCATTTTCATTATCTGCATAATGAATATCAAATTTAAGATAGGTTGTAGATACACAGGTTGAAATATAAGCCCTTATATTTGAAGGTTTATTTTTATTTAAAATATCATTAAATTTATCTTTATATACTTTAAATAATTCATTATCTTTATTTAATTTTATGCCTTTTTCAATTTCATTAATTAATTTAGGCACAACATTATTAATATATTTATTTAATATATTTGTATTTTCTGTATGTTTTTTTATTCTTTTTGTATTCATTTTTATTTACCTTCCTTATTTAGTTTGTCTATGACGGCTTAATTAAAAGCCGTTTCGCGTTCGCTCATCAGATAGACTATTTTATTTTATCCTTTATTTAGTTAATTAATTGTTTAGGTAATGCAAAGCAAAGTCTCTATATAATGAATTATTTTTATCTAATTCTAAAATAGTATCTATTAATTCTTTTTTAGTTAATTGATTTAATTCATTTTTAATCTGTTCTTTTTTATTTATTTTCATTTTATTTATTTCCTTATTTAGTTAATTACTGTATGTTATTATTCTTGTCCCCTCTTTATCTAGTTCATTTATTTGATCAGACAAAGTCTCTATTATATCAAAGTGTAATGACGAGAACAAATCTAAGCCATTATCACTTTTTAAGTCTTCAATGTTATTTTTTTGTATATACTGCAATAACTCTACTGCTTTTCTTTTTGCTATTTTTAATTTATTTAATTTCATTTTATCTCCTATTGTTATTTAATTACTAACTTAATTTACATACTTGTAAAGTAATATGCAAGGATTATTTACAAAATGTAAAGAATATCTTTAATTAATAGACGAGAACAAAGTTAAATTAATCCAATTAATATTTAATTTAATGGCTTTGGCTATGCAATTTAAGGCGTAATATCGAGCCGTTAATGATACTTATTCACTATACAATAACACTAAGTAATAATATGTTTTAATTGTTTTGATCTTGGTATCTTGTTTGTGCTTTTTGTTTGTGATTTGTTGCAGGATTTTTAATTATATATTTATCATTAAATTAAAATCTAATTAGAATATCGGTTACTATGTCTCTTATTATGCGTTATATATCTACTACAACACACCATTTAAGCAAAGTTTTTATTAAAATGATACCTTAACAGCCTTAAAGCGTATATTTGGCTGTATGGGGGCGTGGGGGGATGTGATTCGCTAAAACCTTGTCGGAACCCCTACCACAAAAAATGTAAAACTTTACTACCATAATCCCAAAACAAAAAAATAATTGGATAAAAGTACCATAAGTACTACATTATGTACTATGGAAACAACCCCTGCACAGAGAAAACCTCACAAAGTCCTCGCAATAGAGCTTTTCGCACTAAATCCTGCTATTACGGTTAAGGAAGTTGCTGCTAAGGTTGGAGTATCTGATATATGTGTTGCTAAATGGCGACAAGATCCAATGTTTATAGATAAGATTTATGAAAGGTATATGACTGAGTTTGGAAGTCAGTTACCTGCTGTTATTAATGCTATGGTTAGAGAAGCTAAGCACGGCAATGTACAAGCTGCTAGATTAGTACTAGAGCATAGTGGTAAACTGGTTAAGAATGTTAATATTACTATAGATAGTCCTTTTGAGAAGTTTTTAAAGGCTGAGGATGTACAAGATGCTGAGGTTATAGAGGTATTTGAAGATGTGGTTATTCCTGAGGACTTACCTGAGAGGAAACCTCAAAAAACGGTTAAAGAGGAAAAGATTGCCTTAAAAAAAGAGATTGATAAGGATAGACGTAAACATAGTTCCCCTAAACGTAATGAGCAACGTAGAGAGTGGTATAGATGGAAGAAAAGAGCAGAAGCTGTGGGAATACCACCATTACCTGCTAGAAAACCTACTAAAGGTCAAAGAAAAGAGTGGGAAGATTCTATTATAAGGGCAGAAGAAGGTTAGCGTCTTTTTATAAATCTTATAACTAAATATAAAATAAAAGTTAATAATACTACAGTACCTACATCCACTAAATGATTACCTGAATCACTTTCAATAGTACCCATAGGTGTCTCTATACGCACTTTCTGAGTCTTATTCATTTTTCTCTTGCTCCATAATTCTCATTATTTTGTCAGTATTTTCGTCTTTTCTTGCGTATATCTCTATTAGTGATTTGTATATTCCGTGAAATTTTTTTACTTCCATTTGTACCAGTTTCTGCTGATCAATCAGCTTAATAATAATACCTTCCAACCTCTTGAAGTCTTGGTCTAACTCTTGCATCAGAGTTTGTTGTATGAATCTGTTCTGTTTCCATATAAAAAATCCGAACGCTATTGACATCGCTACTGGTATTCCAAATTGTTCCAATACTTGTAAAATATCCATTATTCTCCATTACGCTATCCCCATAAAAGGGATGTGTCCAGTTCCCATTAAATCACACATTGTTTCATAAGTATTTTTGTCTATATCTACTAACTTATCTTCTTCTTTGTAGAATTGTTTACTATATTCTTCTTCATTCATTTCTTGAGCCATAAAATCAATCATTATGTTTAATTTCTCGTGCATATTGATTACATTTTTAAGGAGTATTTCCATTAATTCACGTTCTGATTTTTTCATCATCTTTTCCTTATCCGTTTGTTAAGTAATCTAATGAATTTTTTTTCAAAATCCTCGTAAATTTTTGTAAGACCTGCTTTAGTTCCTCTTAATGCAACAACCCTTCTTCCTTTCGCACTATCCTCAAAATGTGGTATAAATTCTCTTTGTGGAACTTCTAAACCTTTGCTGTGTTTGTACCATATATAACCACCTGGCTCTCTATGAGCTTTTGCATAATCTACGCCAGTAATACCTTGTGAAGTACCTTTTAAACTATAAGCTAGTTTACCTGTATCAAATAAAGGTCTTGCTTTTTTCCCTCTTGGGTTATTGTCTGATAATTTAGGTTTTACTTTACCATCAGTAATGTAATCACGAGCTAATTTTGCAGTTTTATCAGCTAAATCAGCATTAATATATTTATCTAAATTTTGTTCGTTTAATATTTTTAAGGCTTTACCAAAATCTATATTATACTTGACTTCTATCTTCATCTTGAGACTCCACTTCTATTGGTTCTTCTTTTACAGGCTCCATTTGTGCTTTATTCTCTTTTAATTTAGCATTTGCCTCATCTAAAGTCAAGTCTTTATTATATTCTACCATTAATTCGGCTTTATTTACAAGTCCTAGATTTAATCTGTGATTATCAAGAGCTATTTGATCTTGTACCGTCATTGGATACTCAGGCTCATTAAAATCAAGTTTTAAGCCTTGTGGTAAGCCTATATTGAAAGTTCTTGCTATATTTCTCTCAATTTGGTAAATTTCGTGCTCGTATTGTGTCCATAAAGCCAAATCATCTTGATAATCTTCAAAACTTTCCAAATCTTTAATCTTTAGAGCTATTCCACTTGGTGTTTCACCACCATCTTGTGCAAATTGTACAGATAAGTGGTTATTTTGTGCTACAAGCTCCATTTGGAACTTAACATTCTCAATAACCTTCTCAATATCACCTGATGGCGACTTAATATCATAATTTGCGTTATCTGGAAGCTCTAATATAACATCTGAACCAAATCTTTGATTATTTCCTAAATCTGCTCCTGAAACAACAGGTTGTCCAAACATTTGAAACCTTAAACCAAGTTGCATCTCTGTCATTGTAATATTTATATGCTCATTGGCGTTACAAATATCATTTGCACCCTCAACATAAAAAGAATCACTTTGATGTTCTCTATGAGTGAAAACAAATGGTAAGGCACCATATCCGTGTTCTCCTTCTTCTATAACCTTACCTGATTCATCAAAAATAATGTAACTTTCTGCATTCCAATGTATATATTGACAAGAATCAGAGTTAGAAGCATCTTCCGTGTAGTGCATTAAAGGATAAGAGATTGCTACTGGTTTAAAAGGATCAGAACCAAAGAAAGGATGAAAGTAATAAATAGGTTGATAATCAAAGTAAGGCATTTCACCATCAACATACATTACTCTTACAGCTATTGTTCCAACTAAACGTGTCATTCTTTCAATATGCTTCATTTTAGCATCTTTTAATACAGAGAGATTATCATATTTTTTACTAACATTCCTATCAGCACCTACTGTGTAGATACGTGACATTTTATTTATAAATTTCTTAGTTATGTTCGCTTCATACGGAGGAACTTCTCTAAAAGCATCTAGATCAAATTTCTTTTCTATATAATACTTAGTATTACTACCATTGTAGTAATCTAATAGTTTATGTACATAACTTTCTCGTTTTCTATGGTTTTCTATCTTCAGGACATTTAAACTATCCTTTATAGCTTGTTCTCCGTACTTATATATCATCTGTTCCTCACTTTTATCTCTCTGTTTTTAATTGGAAAATGGTTAATAAAAAAATATCTTAATTGGTCGCAGCCGTGGTCGTGGTAACCGTCTTTTAGTGGCTCTTGTTTTAATGGTTTATTGTCTTGAGCTTCAGGATACCTGTAACTTTCTAAATCTTCTGCCATACCTATACAATTATTATTTAAATGAAGGTATCTTTCTCCGTTAGCGTTCTCTATGTAACTTCTAACGTGATTAACACCTGCTGTGATACTTCTTGAGGCTTTATCTGTTATTGTTCTAACATCTATACCTTTTTTTCTAAAAATCTCTATATCTCCTACACCTGATTGCCCTTGTGCTTGTAATCCTGCTGGATCACCATAATACCTTGATACTATATATGGTTTACCTTTAATCATATCTGCAAGTTCATCTGTTTTTATATTTGTTTGATGTATTATCTCATCAATCATATTAATATGCCATTCACCATTTACTCTGTGCGTCTGATACCATCCCACAGAAGGCATCCTGTACCCAAAATCAATACTGCAAAAAGTAGGAAGATGGGGGTTATAAGGATAATAGCCAACATCAATATTTCTGTCAAAAGGATAAACCCTACCTTCAAACGATGTAAATTGTGCTCCATACTCTTGGTCAAAAAGCTCTTTAGACATATTACGTTTTCTCTCAACGAGAAATTTGTCATCTGCACCTTCAGGAAAAGCGAAGTTATTATCCCAAGATGGTGCTTGATGAGATTCCCAAAGTTCATCACTTTTTCCAAGCAGGTATAAATCATATAACCAATTAAACCCTTCTGGCGTTGAAATGAAAATCGCCTTACCTTTTCTATCAGATAGAGTGGGAGATAAATACATATCCCAAATCCTGGGTCTTACTTTGGCTGCCTCATCTATAATCAACAAGTCTAATCCTTCACCAACAAGTGAATCAGGATTATCTGCCGATTTAGCTTCTACAACTGTATCCCATTTGAATTTGATATATCTTTCTTTCTCTGAAGCCTTGATAATATCGTTTTGATGTCCTTTGACCATCCTTTCCCAGATTTCTCTAAACATCAAGTCGGCTTTATCATACGAAAGACCAACCAACCAAATACGTTTGTTCGGCTGGGAGGCGTAGAATGTCGCTTCCATAGCCGATGCAGTAGTCTTCCCGAATCGCCTCCCACAAATCATTACAAAAAACCTTGCAGATTCTTTGGTAGGAAAATGCAATTTACGCTGACCTTCGTGGGGTTCATAACCTAAATAATCAAACCATTTCTTTTTATAATTATTTAAATGTTGCATATTTCCACCATTTTAATTTAAGTTACAATGTATGACAAACGCAAGATATTGTGTTTTTAATTTAAAATATACAACATAGGAGGGCAGTATGTCCGAAGAAAATCAAGTATCAAACGAAACAGTAGTGGAACAGGGTACGGAGAATGTTACTCAAGAATCAGCTCAAAATGAGTACATAGCAGAAAGCAAGAAGTATAGAAAAAGAGCTCAAGACGCTGAAAATAAGTTAGCAAATCTACAAAAACAATTAGAAACTCAACAAAATCAAAAACTTAAAGAGAAAGAGGAATATAAAACTTTAGCTGAAAAATATGAAGCTCAAGTTAATGAACTCAATCCTTATAAAGATAAATATGAAGGTTTAGTTGAACAAAGACGTAACGTTTTATTAGAAAGGCTTCCTGAAGATAAGCGTGAAACTTTTAAAAATAAAGATTTAGATGTTTTAGAATTTATGGTATCTGAATTAAAAACCAAAACTCAAGAACCTTCAGCAAGAAATCTTGTAGGCACTAAAAATACAGAATTTGGTGGTTACGCTTCTTTTGCTGAGTGGGCAGAAAAAGATCCTATTGGATACGCATCAAATAATACTAGCAGTAATGCTAAAGGTATTAAGATAGGTTACGGTGGCGAATAAAGACCCACATAAACCTTTTGGAGTTGATTTAGACCCTAATAATGATTTAACTCATACACCTCAACCTGATGGTGACGTTAAAGTTACTCATAAGGGAGAAAAAATAAGGTATATGGATTATATTGATATTATGGAAGAAAGAGCAACTCGTAAAGGTGAGGGTAAATCTCCTGTAAAATCTCAAATGGGATTGTTTGGTGGTTTTGGTAAAGGTACTTTAAAAAAAGCATACGAACATTAATTCCTACTTGAAGGCGAAAGCAGTTGATAGAGGATAAAATTAGGAGGCTTAAATGGCTTTAACAAATACAAGCACAGCAGCTGGTGGCTTAGGAAGAACGATAGGCGACGCTGTAATTGCTTTTAATCACGTAAATGTAATGTACCCACTTGTGACTGTACAACAAGCAGCTCAAGGGTCAAATCACGTTCAATTCTCAGATTGGACAAAATTAACATCAAGTAATGTAACTGAAGCTACACAGGCTACTACTACAACAGCTGTAGCTATTACAACAGCAGCTAGAACTGCAACAATATCAGAACACGTTATTGCTTCTACAGTAAGTGACTTAGTTCTTATGGGTTCAGGCGATGATGTTGAAGGTCAAGCAGGTCCTGCTTTAGGTAACGCAGTTGCTGCTAAACTTGATGATGACTTAGTAGAATTAGGTAAAGGATTCTCTCAAACAGAATGTGGTGCTGGTACTGAACTAGCTTTATCTCATATATTTGGTTCTATGAGACAATTAAGATCAGCAGGTGCTCCAATGCCTTATAACTTAGTTCTTTCACCTAAACAGGTGTGGGGTGCTAAAGGTTTAATTAGCTTATTACACGATGATGCTGTAACAGGTTCAAATGCTAAACCAATGTCTATGATGGGCAATAAAGGTGAAGAAGTATTTTCTACAGGTTATGTTGGTTCTATTGCAGGATTCAATGTTTATTGGTCTGACCAAATAGATGAGAATGTTAGTTCTGGTGGCGATGCTGCTGGTTTTGCTTTCTCAAAAGGTGGTGTTGGTCTTGGAGTTGGTGCTGATGGCTTATTTAGAATCGCAGCAGAAAGAGACGAAATGCTAAGAGCAACTAACTATGTAGCTACAGGATTCTGGGGCGAAATTGAGATAAAAGACACTTATGGTGTTTATATCTTATCTGACGTTTCATAGTTCTTAACGAAAAAAAATAAGGGGGTGGGAAACTACCCCCTTTAATATGGAGATAATATGAAAAGATTTTTTAAAAAAGGTAATGGAACAATTATTGAAGCAAATGCTAATCACGATATAAAATCTTTAGAAGATAGATTTGAAGAATGTGATGAAAATGGTGGTGAAATTAAAAAAGTAGTTAAAAAAGTAGCTAAAAAAGCTAAAAAGGAAGGTAAATAATGCCGATAGTAGCTAAAAGTTTTTTACATAATGACGACAAAATAGTTGGTACTTCAGGTGATGCAGATGGTAATTTAGCAGAAGATGTACAAGATTGGATTACTTCACAAGACGCTGAATTAGTGGCTACTACAAATTTAAATGTTACTTGCACACAATTTGGTAGCAAAATATTTACATTAGTAGTATTAGATAGCGATTAATGTCTGAAACTAGAAATGGTAAAGGCGATTCATACAGGATTCCTATTACTGATAAGAAGTATAAAGAAAATTATGATAAAATTTTCAAGAAAGACAGAGATGAGTTTAATAGAGAGTATTAAAAAACACGAAGGTTATGTAGGCGTAGTCTATAAAGATTCTTTAGGAATTGATACTATAGGCTACGGCTTCGCCATTAAAGATTTAGAATTAGATGCAGATATATGCGACATCATTCTTGAACGTAAACTTAAAGCATTACACGATATAATCAAGATTAAGTTTAAATGGTATGGTTATATGCCACAAGAGATTAAAGATGTTGTTATGGAGATGTGTTATCAATTAGGTGTAGGTGGGTTTTCTAAGTTTAAGAAAACAATAGCCTATTTACAAAACAAGCAATTTCACGATGCTTCAGTAGAAATGCTTGATAGCCTTTGGGCGAAACAAACACCTAATAGAGCAAAAGAATTAAGTAATAGAGTTAAAGAGGTAGAAGTTGGACGTTGAAAGTTTAAAGGCTGGTGGACTTGGGTTAAGTGGCTATATAGTACAATGGATAGATTTTTTTAGTCCAGTAATTGAATTAGGCTATATGGTTGTTCTTATTGCTTACTTTTTATATCAAATTAAAAAAATAAAAAGCGAGATTAAATAGTGCCGACAGGTGTAGTTAAGAGAGTAATAGTAACACCTGACAAACATTTTCCTTTACACGACCAACCTGCTATAAACGTATTAAAAAAGACTATTGAAATAGTCAAACCTGACGCTTATGTTGATTTAGGTGATGTAGGCGAATGGTCGGCTTTTAGTGCTTGGAAATATAAACGTAAGAAAGCACCACCTCTTGAGTTCTTAATAGAAGATTTTGAAAAAGACGTAAAAGATGTCAATGCTGGTATGGATCAGATTGACGAGAGTTTAGACAAAGTGAATTGTGAGGAACGCTACATCACAGAAGGTAACCACGATAACTGGTTAAATATGGCTGTTGAGAAGTATCCTTACATACCTCAATATAAGTTTAAAAATGCAGTAGATTTAAAAGGTAGAGGTTACAAATATATTCCCTTTGGAAAACACTTAAAATTAGGTAAATTATACCTATATCACGGACATCAATATGGTGGTCAATACCATACAAGTAACCATTTACGTAAACTTGGTTGCAATGTTATGTATGGACATTGGCACGATTTACAACAAATGTCTGCTACACATATGGACGGACCAAAGTCTGCGTGGAGTATCGGATGTTTAAAGGATATGGCAGCAGAAGCTAATGATTGGCTTGACCATAGAAGGATTAATTGGGCACACGCTTTTGCTATTGTAGATTTTTTTAGAGGAGGACTGTTTACAGTCCATATTATACAAATAATAAACGGCAAAACTTCATTATGGGGTGAGATTATAGATGGGAACGGAAAATGTTAGTGCAGAGTATGATTATCAAAGCAGTTGCCAAACTGATCAGAAAGCAATTTAAACTAGACAAGATTCTTCACTATGTTGAAGAACCTAATGAGTTAGATAAAGAAGTTGAAAGACTTAGAAGCCGTATAGAAATATTAGAGACTATCATAAAGGAGAAATAATATGTTAGATTTTATATCAAATAACGCAGGATTATTAGTAGGTGGAACAGGTGGTGGAATTGTGCTTTATGTGCTTAAAAAGATACCAAATAAGGAGATTTGTGCTTGGGTTGAAGGAATATGCTTCGCAGCAGGTAGATTTATGACTTTAGGGTTATCTCAATGGAAATTTACTAAAAATATATGGAACAAGACTGTAGAGCCTTTTTTCATTGATTTAATAGATAATTTTGTAGGTGGAGCACTAAGAGGTTTAATCAGAGGATTGAGGTGCGATAAGTAATGCCATACAAGATGAAAGGTAGTCGTTTGTTAAATGAAGTCACTTTAGGTGATGGTTACCCTTTATCTTCTAATTTAAAACCATTAAAGGTAGGTGGTAAGACGTCTCCACTTGAGATGTCTATCCCCTACCCAGATAACAGTAATAATGCAAAAGTTAAAGTTGTAGGCGATTTAGAGGTTACAGGTGCTATACTTAACCAACCTCTTATACATATATTAAATGGTGGTGCTTATAATACAGGTACATCAAAATTTTATTTACCACTTATAGGTTACAATATTGAAGGCACTACTACTACAGGTAGAAATGAATATCAAAGTTTTGTAACACCTTATGATGGTAAGGTTAAAAAGTTAGTTTTAAGAAGTGAATCAAGATGTGATACTGTTGTGGCAGGATTTCATATATCAAGAGAAGGCACAGAAGTTCCAAACTCAACTGCATCAGAAGAAATAACAGTTGAGATGCCTATTGATGATACTGCTTATACATTTAATTTTACAGATGCAACTGCTTTTAATTCAGGAGATATTTTATCAATATCAGTAACACCTGAAATTGCAGTTTATGATTTAGTTTGGACATTAGTTTTAGAATATAGAGGAGTTTAGATGGGAACTTTAGCAGGTAAATCACCAGCAAGTACATATAAAAGTTTATTAAAAGTAGCAGATGAAACAAATGGTATATCTACTTCAGTATCTCAATTAGAGGATGGTGAAGGCACAGCAAGTTGTTTATCTATAAGTGATGATCAACTATTAATTCAACCACAAAATGATAATACCACAAATACTTTTGGTATTAGACAAGCTGATGGTACATATTTATTAAAAGTTGATACAAGTAATGCTGTAATTAATTTAGGATCAACAGCAACTCCTGCCAATAGTCAATTATTAGAATTTCACGCAAAAACATTAGTACCTGTAGCAGGTACACATTATTTTGTTGGCAAAGGAAGTTCTGCTTATTTTGGAACTTCTGTAGAAACTTCTTGTGGAACAGGTACAGACCCTGACACTTCTTTAGACGCAGGTGCAGCTACTGATGATTTATTACAAAATTTATTTATAGTACCTGTAGATTTAACAATAGATGCAGTAAAATTTATAGTCTCTACAATTACAGATACTGATACTACTATTAATGTTCATTTATATAGTTTTGATATGGCTAATACAGGTGGAACAAATGATGGTAATTTATCAAATGGAACTTTACTTGCAAATGGTCAAGCGACATCAGTAGATAGAAATGTTATCAAAACAGTAACTTGCTCAATAGATTCAGCAAGTGTTTCAGCAAATAAAGTAATTGCTTGTTTTGTAGAGAATGAAACAAATACAGATTCAATAATGTTACAAACACAGGTTTTATACCACTTTGATTAGGAGAAAAATATGGCAAGATTAGAAGCAAATTTAACAGTAAAAACAGGAAAAGGAGCAGATTATTTATGCGAAATGACGGAACAATATTCTGATATTCTTACAGCACAACAAATTGTAGATAATGGAGATGAATACACGCAACTTGCTAGTTTTGGTGTTGCATCAAGTATCGGTGGAGATGCTGGACTTAGAATGGAAGGTTCAAAATTAATTATTGTAAAAAATAATTCTGACATACCAGTTGAGCTACAGATACAAACTACTGAATGGAAAGATAATTCTAATGTAGATGAATTAAATAGTGTTGATTTAGGTCCGGATTCTGCAACATCAGTAAGACAGTTGTCTTATATACTTGCAGCTAATGAATATATGGTTCTTCCTAGTACTTGGATGGTAAGCTATGCAGAAGCACATTCAGCAGGTAATGCTAAAACTATTGACAATAAAGGTGGATATGATGTTAATAGTGGAAAACTTTATAGTACTGCTATAGTAGATATTGCAACAGCATTAGAAAATGATACTACGACATTTGTTGTTGATGATACAGATTATTTTAAGGTTGGCGATTTAATACAATTAGGATCTACAACAGGTACGACTGCTACTAACATAGAAATTGCGAGAGTTGCATCAATAACTAATTCAACAACTATGATTTTAGAAAGAGGTTTGTATGGTTCAATAACTGCCGATAAAGATGCTCAAACTGATTCTACTAATGGAGCAGTAGTTAATGCTAAAGTTTATTTACCTTGGTTCAATACTCAAGAAGATTATGATAAGTATCACGATGATGCAAATGCTTTAGGTATAGTTCAAACAAATAAAACTGGTAGATACACAGCACAAAATTTATTTGGTTATGGAAGAACTGCTGATGGTATAGCTGAAGGAATTGTAAAAGGTTCTTTAGCTTTTAAATTTTACAATGCTGGTTTCCAAGAATTTGGTTTATCAGGTATTACACCTTCAACTCATTCAGGTTTAGCTGCTTCCACAGCTTATGCTTTTAACATTACAGTAGATGGTGGTAGTACATTTGCTAGTTTATCATTTACAACTGATGCTTCTAATTTAAACTTTGGAGGTAATAATGGTATTATAAGTAAAATTCAAGCAGCACTTGATACACAATATTATACATCAGGAAACTTATTTGAAAAAGCAGTTAGTGTAGGTATTGTTAATGGCGATATTAGATTTACTTCAGGAACAAGAACAAGAAATTCAGCTATAGCTTTAGCAGCACCATCAAGTGGAACAACACCATTTGGAGTTGGTAGATTACCTGCCATTGGAAGTATTGAAGCTGCTGTAGCAGCTAAATTGCCTGATGATACTATTGAAGATAAAACATACAATATATCAAAATCAAATAAAAGTATATTTGCTTATGATGATGGTAAAGGTAACATAATAGGTTTAGCTACAGGTACTATAAATTATGAAACAGGTGCTATAGATATTCAAGGTCCTGCTAATGCTGAGTTTGTAGTAAGTTTTAATTATGATTCGGCACATAGTGGTGGATTAAATAACAGTAACACTATTAAAACAATATCTGCAAGAAGTTTAAATAGTAAGATAGATGCAGAAGTAGAAATACTAGGGTTTGTATAAAATGCCGTACAAGAAAAAGAAAAAAACTAAAAAGACTAAGAGTAGAAACAGGAGGAAGTAATGGCTACAGCAGCAATATATTGTACACATAAAGAATTAAAGAGAGTATTTCCTCAACTTGATAGTTTTGATAATAAAAAACAGATTTATGGTTGGACAGAAGTTTCAAGTAATAAATATGCTGCTCATAATAGTGGTATAGTAAGTCAATTATTTGCAGATGGAGAGGATTTAGGACCTGCACAGTCAGCACATACTGATTTAAATGTTGAAGGCGAATGGTTTTATAATTCTGCTGAAGATGTATGTTATTATTATTCAGCTAATACTCCATTAGATAAATTAATGGAAGGTGGAGAAGAATTTACTGCTATGGTTACACAATATAGAACTGATGCAAGTAGATACCTTGATAGTATGCTTGATCCTAATATGCCTAAAGAAGCATTAAAAGACAAAGAGGGTAACTTTGATTACATTATTATACGTACTACATCTTTACTTGCTGCTAATTTTATGATTAAAAGCCACGACCCTAATAGTGAACTTGCTAATGCTTTAATGGAAGAAGCTAGTCTTAACATTGAAAACATTAATCAAGGTAGAGCAGCTTTATCTTGGCAAGTATCAAGAGATTCATCTCAAGGAATAGTTAGAGATGTAACTTACACTTCAGGTAAAATTAGACCTGTAGATACAAGAGGTGAATGGTCAGGTACTTATGATTTAATTAAGGTTAAAATAGGTACTGGTGGCGTTTTAGGAACGGCTACATATTCAGTATGGGTTAAAGATGGTGATGGACTTAAAAATCAACAAATTATTACTAATGAAGTAATCAATGGTGATTATCAATCTTTAGCAGGTGGATTAGAGATAAGATTTGCAGGTAGTACAGATTCTACACAAGCTGCTGCTAATGATGAATGGGAAATAGAAGTATTTGGAAGACACGAGGTTGTAGATGTATCAGAAGGTAAAGCCGTTAAAATGACAAGAACAGGTAGAGCTTCATATAAAAGGAAGTATAACTAATGCCAGTAAGTTTTACTAACAACTTTAAGAATATATTAGATAAATTACGTAATGTATTAAGAACAGAATTTAAGGGTACTTTACCTATTTACATAGGACACGAGACTAAAGAAGTGGCGACACAGTATTTACGTCTTGACCCTATAGGTAGTACACTAAGTGAGTATAATACAACTTCTGAAACGAGGGAGTTTCAAATTAATATGTTTTATTATTTTGCAGACCCTAATGTGAATAAGTCATCATTAGACCACGTTTTAAGATTTGTATCAAGAATTGAGGCGTTAATACACGACAATACAGCGATGGTATTGACAGATAGTAGTAATTGTTTTAACTGTAGAGTTGAATCAACTGAACTAAATGCCTTAGATGACGAAAACGAATATGTTGTCCAATTTGAATGGCGTGGACAACATTTAGGTAATATAGGATAAGGAGGTTTTATGAAAATAAAACTAATAAAAAAGAGTACAGTTTTACCTAATTGTTGGAAGTCCTGTGGTGTAGATAAAGACGCTTGGGATAAACTACAAGAAGGTAAAGAAATAGAAGTTAAACAAATAGGTAGTGCAATAGAGAGTTTAGTTGAATCTAAGTCGTCTGCAACACCAATAAAGAAAAAGGAGAGTAAATAATGGCAACATCAGCACATTCGTTCTCACCTAAAGAGTTTAAATGCTTTGTTATATCTGATGCAACCAATGCTGGTACATCAGGAATACATTCATCAAATATGCTACAATTAGATGTTGATAGTATATCTATGCCCAGCTTAAATGTTTCACAAACATTAGATGTTAGAAGTGGTGTAGGAGCAACTCTAAAAGATGAGGACTTTTTTCAAGACAACAAAATGAGAGTAGTAGAATTAGGACTTTCAGGAACATTACACGATGATGCAGGTCATAGATTGCTTTTAGCTAATATTTGTGGAGCTGCACAAGCAGACGATACAAATCAAACTATTGCATCTGGACATAAAATAGTATCTCAATTATATGGTTCAGCAGTAACAAATAATGCTTCATCATTAACTGTAGTATTACAACCATCAGATGTTACTAATCAAACAGGATTAGAAATGCCCGGAATGGTTGTAACAAACTTTTCAATATCAGCAGATTCAGGAACAGAAGGTGGAAGATATAAATTTTCAGCTACCTTACAATCAGGCAAAACACCTGATTTAAATTCTACTGCTGCTGCTGGAAGTACTGTATATGCAAACACTACAACAACAACTTTAGCTTCTGCATCAGTAACTAAAATCTTTAATAAAGATGCGATGTTAAATAGTTTTACTACAACTATTGATTACCCTGCTGTATTTTCAGGTCACTCATCAACAGGTTACCAACTTGTAGGTAGAGGTGCAGAATGTTCAGTAACTCACGATTGTCAAATTAAATACGATTCTGAGACTAAAGCATTAATAAACTCATTTGATACACAAACTGCTGCATTAGCAGAAAATATGTTTATTATTGCTAATGATGGCAACTTTGGAATAGATACAGCTAATGGTGTATTAACTAATGTAGCATATTCAGAAGGCGATATAATGATGCTTGATGTTTCTATTAAAGCAGTAGATGATGGTACAGATGCGTTATTAGAAATTGATTTAAGCGATTAATAAATAACAAAAAGGAATAAAACAATGGAAATGAAACTTAAATCTGGAAAGAAAATTAAGTTAAAAGATGTATCTATAGATGAGAGAGATGAAATGCTTGATTCTGTACAATATCAATATGATGAAAAAGGAAGTCCTAAAGGTATGAAGATGATGAATACCACAATGACTAAATGGATCCGTGTTGGTGTTGATGGCGATACATCTGATAAGTTTCTAAAAACACTTTCACTAGAAGATAGAACTGAAATTTTTATTAAAATGCAGGAATATCTTATGGTGGGGGAAGACAAAGCCTCCAAGTAGAACTGACTATATTGTCTGATAGCTGTGGAGGCTGTCAATATTGTGAATTTCCATACGAAGCAACGATACCTGTAAATACAGGAAACGGATACGAAACACGAGAGTTTGAATCACAAGATGATGTTTGGGCAGTTATTGATTTAATTGCCCAAGAAACTAAGAATTTTAACGAAGAACAAGGAAAGGATTTTGATTTGGCAAAAAGTATAAGAAGTCAAATTCCATTTTTTACTTGTTTTAATCATATAAGAGATGAAAAATACCTTAAACTTCTTAACAAATATTTATATTGTACTGAGACAGGGATACCAGCACATAACGGTTGTTATGGTGAGCAACCTGCAAGATGGGTACAATATTTTTTTATAATTAAAAATGCGATGGCGAAAAAGCAGAATATGATACAAGAGAAAGCGAAAAAAGATGTCTGATATTATAGTAAAGTTTAAACCACAAGGACATAAAGGTTTAATAGATGCAATTAGAAAATTAGAATTAGCACAAAAAGATGCTACAAAAGGTGGCAAAAAATTTAGTGACCAAACTGGTAGGCTTCGTGGCTCTATGAGCACTTTACAGAACAGTTTTGCAACAGTCCGTTCTAAATTGTTATTATATAATTTTGCTTTAGGTATGGGTATTAGCCAAATGGTTAAATTTGCCCAACAATCAGCTAAAATTAAAAATATGGAAAGGGCATTTACTAGTTTAGCAGGTTCTGGAGAAGATGCTGCTGTTGGTATATCTAAACTAAGGTCAGCTACACAGGGAACTGTTTCAGATTTTGATTTATTACAACAAGCAAACAATGCTATGGTTCTTGGTATTACTGATAGTACAGACCAAATGGCTGATATGTTTGATTTAGCAAAAAAATTAGGTGATGCTTTAGGTAGAGATGCTGTATCATCTGTTGAATCATTAGTAACTGGTATTGGTCGTCAATCTCGTCTGATGCTTGATAATATTGGTATTATTGTCAAATCAGAAGATGCTTATCAAAAATATGCTTTAGCTAATAATTTAGTTGCTTCAGAATTAACTGATACCGAAAAAAAACAAGCATTTATGAAC